ACCTTCATATACTTTGACACCCGAAGCTTATACTAAAAAAATTCCTTGGAATGATAACATCTTATATTTGAAAGACAATCATGGGCATAAGCTTGTCCGCAGTGGCAATTATGTCCTCGATTTAAATAGAAACAGTAATATATTTGAAACCCCTATAGAGGTAGAGATTGTCATGCTCATGCCCTTTGAAACTCTACCCGAAGCAATGCGGTCTTATATTGTTGCTAAAGCGTCCTTTAATTTTCAAGCACGTTACTTTGGCGATGATAGCTTAGCTAAGATTACGCAAAGTGAAATACAAGACGCATGGCAGTATTTACAAGAATATGAAGTAGAGAACAACAACTACTCTATGTATGACCTAACATATGTAAAAAAGCTGATGCAAAGATGAGGTGAATACAAGCTATGAGTTTAATCAATCAAGATATAAAAAATCTTGTGAGTGGCATTAGTCAGCAACCGCCTGTCTTACGTCACCCTGAACAGCTTGAAGAACAGACTAATGGCTTTTCTAGTGAAGCAGGGGGACTGCAAAAACGTCCGCCAACCTTGTTTGTCTCTAAGCTGCATAAGAACTCAAAGACGGTAAAGCCCTATATTCACTTTATCAACAGAGACACCTCCGAACAGTATTGCGTTATCTTTGACGGCACTGATATTATTGTCTATGATGTAAGCGGCAACAAATACTCCGTTACTTATTCGCAAGACAAAAGCTATATACAGACAACTAATCCACGCTATGACTTAAAGATGTGTACCATTGCGGACTATACCTTCATTGTCAACCGCAATGTCACAGCTACGATGTCTTCTGCCTTGTCTACTAATTATTGGAGCAGTCAAGGCTTACTTGTAAATATCAAGAGTGGACAATATGGTAGAACCTATAAAATAGTTATCAATGGTAAGACTTATGCTAGTCAAGAAACACCCGATGGCTCTGACAAAACACATACTGCACAGATTGCCACGGACTATATAGCGGAGCAGTTAGCAACTCAAGCACGCAATAATGGCTTGACGGTTACTACGGGTTCGTCTTGGCTATATCTAACAGGCGTTACTATTAGCTCCTTTGCAGTCTATGACGGATACAACAATCAAGCCGCCTATGGCTTTACAAAGACGGCACAGAAGTTTAGTAACCTCCCTGCATCAGCACCTAACAATTTCACAGTAAAGGTTATCGGTGAAACTGGAAGCGACACCGATGATTATTATGTGCGCTATGATACTGCTGACGGCGTATGGAAAGAATGTATATGTCCGAATATCCCATATGCCTATGACTTGTCTACTATGCCACATGTACTTATCAGACAAGCAGACGGCACATTCATTTTCAAGCGTGCGGAGTGGGAAAGTAGAGATATAGGTGATGAGGATAGCAACCCCTTGCCTTCTTTTGTCGATGAGAAAATCAACGATGTCTTTTATTTCCGCAATCGTCTTGGCTTACTTGCAGGCGAGAATGTTATCTTGACACGCTCTGCAAGCTTTTTCAACTTTTGGATGCAAAGCGCAACTAAGGTGCAGGACACTGACCCTATTGACCTTGCGGCATCTGATGCAACAATCAGCACTCTATATAATGCTGTACCATACGACACGGAGCTTATTGTCTTTAGTAGAGAAGCACAATTTTCTCTTACGTCTGAAGGCGTAATGACACCAACCAATGCTGTCTTAACTCCTGCCGTGACACACTATGAAGCGGCTCTAAAGGCAAAACCAGTTAACGCAGGTCGCAATATCTATTTTGTTGCGGAACGTGCTTTATATACGACTGTACGAGAGTTTTTCACTGCCACAGACAATACTGAATCAAAAGACGTACAAGATATTACATCTCACGTACCGAACCTTATTCCGAATGGTGTCTATAAAATCGTGCCTTCTACTGTAGAAAATATCATGATGTATTTGACGGAAGGCAACGAGTACAGTATGTATGTCTATAAGTATTTATTCATTGACGGACAAAGAGTACAGGCATCGTGGTCTGAATGGCAGATGCAAGACAGAATATACGGAGCATCTTTTATTGATAATTGGCTCTATCTTGTTGTCTTGAGAAACGGCTATTATTGTCTTGAGCGTATCTCCTTTACATTCAATACTACTGATTATATCTATGAACCCTATAGGGTATTGCTAGACAGTAAACGTACCTATACTATTCCTAGTAGTGCCTATAACAAAAAGACTGATGAGACAACTATATCCTTTGCGACTATCTTTGGAGACCTCTATGACAAGAATAAGACTTATGGGCTTGTAGCGACTGACGGCTCTTATGTTAGCGGTACGGATAAGGTAACACTTGTCGGTGATTACAGTGGGGATACAATCACTACGGGTATTAACTATATGTTCCGCATTGTTATGTCTACTATTGCGGTAAAGCAATCGCAAGACGGAAGTACAACTACCATGACTGACGGTAGATTGCAACTAAGACAGATGTGGTACAACTATGCTGACAGTGGCTACTTTAAAGTCGTTGTCTCTATTTTAGACAAGAAAGATTACATTTACGAATATACCTCTAGACTGTTAGGCACTCAATATAACATCTTGGAGGATATGCCATTCACTACAGGCTCTTTTAGATTTCCAATACAAGCACAGAATGACCACGCTATCATTTCTTTAGAGAGTGATACTCCTTTACCCGTAGCATTGGTGGGAGCAGGGTGGACGGCGAATTATCAGAGGAGGACTAGACTAATATGAACTTAAAGATTGCACCCTTGACAATAAAACAGTTAGTGTCTTTTATGTCTTGCGTGCGTGATGAAGACCTTGAAGAAATTTATCACGCTACAGACGGACAACGTTTTAAAGACGTAGGAGTAGCGCATATCAGTGAAGCACAATGTCTTTATGATGCGGATAGCGGTGATATTTTTGCTATCGGCGGTATTGAAGCTAATTGGGTATGGATGATGTGTACTACTCATGTCATGAAGCAAGAAAATCAAACCGCTTTCCTGCGTTTCATGCGTAAACATCTTGAGTACACTTTGCGTATGCACTCTTTTCTAACTAATTATGTATGGGGTGGCAACAAAGTGCATATTAAATGGCTTGAGTGGATGGGAGCAAAATTCAAGAAAGAAGACACACGTCTAATTCATGGTGAACCTTTTATACGTTTTTATTTCTATAGAGATTAAGTGGGGAGTGATACATAATGTGTAGTCCTTATGCAGCGTTAGGTGTTCAGACTGCTACTGATTGGTTAGGACAAAGCTCTACTGCTAAGGCAGCACAACAGGCGATGAACCAACAGGTGAAAGCGGCTATCACTGAAATGAACTTTAAGATACAGAACCTTGAGCAAGAACGGGCGGACGCTTTTGATAATGCTGTAGCAGAAATTAGCAACACCCGTCTAAATTCTTTACAGCTTAATTCACAAGTAAAGGCTGCTGTTTCTGAAACTATGAGCGGACGCACGGCAGGTCTTATTGTACGTGCTACAGAAGGAGACACTGCTAGAGCGGTATCTTCTATTCAAGAGAACTATCAGCGTAAGTCGAACGAGATAGATTTAAATCGTGAACAAGTTGTGAACTCTACTCATGCTTACTTGGAGAACCTTAATGCAAGCGCACCTAAAATGCCTAGCAGACTAACTAACTTTATGACTTTTGCAGGCAATGCACTTAATGCTTATGCATCTGCACAAGGCTCTAAGGCAGCAACGGCAGGTAGTAGCACAGGTGGTAATTTCAAATATACATCTGCAGATAATCTAAAGTCGCATAGTATGCAAACGTACACTACAACTACTGCGGCTAATGCGTCTAATCAACAATGGTCTACTTATAAACTAAAATACTAGGAGGTAATATATACAGATGAGCAAAGAAGTCAATGCTGCTGTTGGCACTCAAAGACAGTTTGCTAAACAGCCTGAAATGCCTTATCAACTGCGCTTGCAAACCCCTAGTTATAGTAATGGCATACATCAGCGGGCGGATTATGATAGTGAGCGTCTGATGCAAGCACTTAATGTCTTACCTTCCGCGCTAAAGGCAGCGTTAGAAGCTAAAGACAAAAGAGAAAAAGACAAAGCAACTCTTGTCAATGCCGATAAAATGCTACTAGGTAAGACAAAAGAGGATTTACAAAAGTTTGACCGCATGAGTGCCTTACAGCATGTAGACCCTCGCTATGACCTGTCCCATAATAAGTATGCTATGGCTATCCTCGAAAAGGGTATAGGCAAAATGGCTAGTACCTACGCTAAAGAGCAGTGGGCGCAACTCCCTGAATCTCAAAGACCTAAGAGTGTAGAAGAAGCCGTGACGCAATATGGCAAATTGCTTGAGGATAACAGAAAGACCTTTAGTGACAATATTCGCAATCAAGAAGCGTTTGAGCAAGGTTATTATGAAGGGGCAATGAACGACACCCTCAAAGTAGCTAATGAAGCGGACGCACGCATCAATGACGAGAAACATCAAAAGATGATGCTACTTGCCAATAGTGAGATACAGGACTTGATTTATAGTGGTGCTACTGGTGACGATTTTAAAAACAATCTTGCTATCTCTATGAAGAAGTTGCAGCTAGGTGCGAGGGATATGAAAGAGTTTAGGCAATCCGTAGAACCTCTTATGAAGGTAGTAGCGGAGAAAGATTTCACGACTGAACGCCTTAATGCCTTGCTAGATAGTACCTATGACGGTGATATTAAAATGCGTGAAATGGTGAACTCTTATCCTTACTTCCTCAAGATTGCACAGAACTTTGATAGTAGAGTAACAGATGATATTTATAGTAAGGCATCGCGCAAAGACGGTACATTAGACTTTGCCACGGCATCTAAGCTATTAGGCGAACTTCCTAAAGACTTGGTAATGAGTGACGGAATAGCGGAGCATATGCTACCTATTGCAGGCGGTGACATTGCTAATGTGTCTCCTGAAATGAAGTCTGTATTAGGCTGCATTGGTGGCTCACTCTTGTCTATGGGATATGACAATGCACAATTCACTAGTGGCTATAGAAGTCCTGAACATAATGCAGAAGTCAACGGCGCACCTAATAGCTATCACTTGACGGGTAATGCTGTTGATATTGACCTTGGTACGGACGCTGTAGACAAGGAAAAACTTGAAAGCTACTACGGGCAATTCTTTAATGAAGTGCTATTCCATGATGCAGGTAGTGGCAATCATTTACACCTTGCAGGCTATAAAGGTGGCATGAAGGTGGCTAACCCTGAAGAAGCAAGCGCAGCTGTCTATAGTCCGCAACGCATTAAGACAATACATGACCAACTTCTTGCACGTCATAATGACGCTATGAGGATTAAAAGACAACAGATACAAGACACTAAAGAACAGCTGTCTATCGCACTCTTGTCTTCTAATAGTGAAGAAGAAGCTATAAATATGGTAAAGCAATCGGGACTTCCTTTGTCTGACCAAAGGGCTTTATTGAGTGCGGTTAAATCTCAATTCGCTAAGTCTAGGGTGTTGTCTAAGAGTAGTAATGAGATGTCTCTTGACCAACGAGTATGGGCGCAGTATGAAAAGGGAAAAGGTGCTAAGTCCCTACAAGGTGATTGGCAGACCTACATGGAATATAAAGCTGCATGTGAAAACCCTGACTATGATGAGGACGCTTTTGAAAAGCTACAGGCGAAAGCGGATATAGCAGTAGACCGCATCAACCGCTACTGGCAATTCAGCAGTGGTGGCGTCTATAACTATAGAGACAACAGTGGCAGTAGTAGTGGCAATAGTGGCAGTAGTAGTGGCAATAGTGGCAGTAGCACAACTAGTGCGTCTTCTGCTACTGCATCTATTACTTCAAATGATATTAGAGACAAACAGATTGCAGAGATTAAAGCGTGGGTAGCATCTAATCCTAAGAATATGTCTCAAGAGCAGTTAGAGCAGAGAGTATTCTATGTGGGGCAACAGCTAGGCATGGACGGAAACGAATTAATTGGTATTGTCTTTGGTGGTGGAGGAGGTCGATAATAATGGCAGAAGAAAAAAGCGTTACAGACCTCTTGAATGAAGATACCGAAACATATATTGACGATGATGAAACCATACTGCGCAAGTATCGTGAAAGCAATCCTGTCTTTCAGAACCTCAATGCAGTAGTAGACAAAGTATGCGATGCTGTTGTCGATGCTACTGTAGGTGCGGTGAGTGACTATGTAGAAGGAGTACAGCAAGCGGCAGAGAACTTTGCAGAAGAAGCACCTAGAGCCGTTGCTGCCCTCCCTGCTGACTACTTTGATGAGAGTGCTTTGTCTTCTCCACAATTAACGGATATGCAGCAGGATTTTGCAGAAGCATATGAAGCGACAAAAGCTGATGTAGGTGACGCTATTTTACGCGACCCTATGATGATAGCAGGTACTGTAGGCTCATACTATAACCCTATGGCATATATGGCACTAATGTCACC